CAGTACTTGACAAATAACATAAATTGTTATATCATATAACAATGGCAAAAGACAAACAAACTAAGGCAACCTTTGGTAAAAGTGCAAGAGTAATTAGCGACTATGCTAATGATCTTATATTTGAACAACCTAGAGAAAACTTACTTATGCAGGAGTTCATTAGTTACGAATGGACACCACATGGTATGAAGATCAGTAGAGTTAAACGAAAATTTAGTAAAGACGGTGGATACAGCGATTCTTCTAGCTCTGAAATAATTAATTAATGTTTAAAAATTGTTCTGAATGTGATAAGCCTGTAAATTTACAAACAGTAAAATATTTTACAGCAGATCATAAAGGTGGTAATTTCATGTCGTGGTCCGCTCGCGATTCCGAAGGTGCTGTGTATCCGGGTGGTGTGGGATTTCAAAGACAGGTGAAAGATGGGGAAGACCACACATTTTATGTTCCAGAAGGTGGATATTTTAGAGTAAAATGTGATCCCGGTGAAGGTAAAAATTTTCCGTATGATGAAATTCCAGATAACGGAACGAAAAGATTTACTTGTTGGAACGGAAAGGTTAATAAACCCTATAATCCCTTAGATACAGTGGAACAAGGTGCAGAAGTCGTGGTCGACGCCGCTCAAACAGTTGTTGAAGGAGTGGAAAAGGGAGCTAACATAATTGCTGAAGGAGTGGAAAAGGGAGCTAACGAAGTTGGCAATTTTTTCAAAGGTTTATCTGACCTGAGACTCAAATCGAACATCAAACGAATTAATGTTCAATCTCCTATTAATGGTATCAATGTGTATATATGGGATTGGAATGAAACTGCAATGTCTACGTATGGTCTACGAGGTCGGGATATAGGTTTCATAACAGACGAGATCGATGACAAATATGTGAGTAAAGATGGTCTCGGATTTGAATTCATTCGTCAGGGAACTCCCATTTATGATGCACTCAAGAAATTTAAATCTCATTATAATCTAAAGTAATGAGTAATCCATTTCTAAGAAACCTTACAAATGCGACCGGGAATGCATCCGGTGCTAATGCAAGTTTAGTTAAACGATTTGATGGTATGACTGATGAAGTAGCATTAGACTTGATAAAAGCAGATCCCGTTGCATTCGCACCCGTTTTGAAGAATATGAGTAACGCAGATATAACATCAGCTCTTAAAAACATGAATCCAGCCGACAGGGCTAAAATAATTAAGGAGATAGATCCATCGGGGGTTAGGAATCTTGATGGAGCTGGTGACGCCGCCAAAGCTTCTAAAGCAGCAGATGGAGCTGGTGACGCCGCCAAAGCTTCTAAAGCAGCAGATGGGGGTGGTGACGCGATGACTATCATGGGTGCTGGTGCTTTGGTTGGAATGGCTTTATACATCGACAATAAATATGCTGAAGCAGAGGAGGAGTATAAGGATTGTATGGCCGGATGTCTCCCTCACAACTGGGATGAATATGAAAATGGTTCATTACAAAAAAGTGATCTCAACTACAGTACTCTTTCTTCTTTACAAGATTATGGCGTCACACCAATCGCCAATCAACCCTATTGTAGCAAAAATATAGATAATTGCGGTGATTATTGTAACAAGAAATGCGACGAAGAAACTGACGTTGACATCCCAGGTATGTCTGGTTTTGAAGGTTTGACTAAAGACCTTAGTGCAGGTTTGGGTGGTATTATTGGTAACATCTTTGGGGGTCTCTTCGAAGGTGTTGGTTTAGATAACACCACTGTTGGCATAGCTTCGAGTGCATCAATATCTATGTGCTGTATGTTAATTCTTATGATGTTTTTGTTACGTTAAAAACCATTCGTTATAATTCCCTCAACATTGTATCTATACATATATTCCAACTCTTTGTCCTCTTTATGTGTATAGGTATAAACTTTGATATCCCTCATGTTACAATATGAGATGAACGTATGATCTAGGCATGTCCAATGCAGAACGACCGCTGTGAGACCTGCGGTAATTCCATTATATTCACTCTCGTGAAAAGTCGTCTCAAATGTAGAACCCTTTTGAAATCCATATGGAAGACTGTATAAAATTCTTCGATTGAAACTACAAAAAATGACATCACGTGTGGGCTCAGTCTTATAAAATTCCATGAGTGCTCCAATGATAGAAAGATCGTTACCCTTGATATCGATAAGCAAAAGAGTTTTACGAATGTCTGGAACCTCATCGTAGACATCTCTCAAAGTGCATACACCCTTTTCCCTCAATTGTTCAAGTGTCATGTCTCCAATGAAATGATCACCGAGATATACATCGTGGTGAAGAACCAATTCACCAGTTCCACATAATTGCACATCAATCTCAACACCATCATATTCCCTGTGAATAGCTTCATGAATAGCTTCAATACTGTTATCTTTGAACCTAATCGAGTATCCACGATGTGCGATGCACTTCATCCTAACTTAAAGACATATTAATTCTTTATACTAATGATTCTCAGCATCGATGTTGGTATAAGGAATTTAGCTATGTGCCTTCTCGACGAAAAATCTGGTAATCTCGTGAAAGAGTGGGATGTCGACGGAGTCCCACCTCAACATGAGGATGGTGTGTACGTGTCACTCCGAAAACATCTCGATGAAAGACCTTGGGTGCTCACAGCTAACACGATTCTCATAGAGAAGCAACCTGAGCGAAACAAAAAAATGATTTCAGTCATGCACTTCCTTCACGCTTACTTCATCATCAAATGCCCCAATGCTGAGACGATTTTGTACGATGCGCGACATAAGATTCCAGATGTAGCTGGTCCAGGTAAAGCACAATACAATAAGAGAAAGAAGGTGTCCATCGAGAGATGTGAAGCCTTTATCCGTGATGGTACCACAAATGCTCACTGGCTCGATATCTTTCTCAAGTCGAAGAAAAAGGATGACTTGGCAGACACTGTGATGCAGGCACTCTCCTTTGTCAACAGGGTTGAAGTCATACCAGCTTCAAAAAAGAAAAAATCTACAAAGTTAGTTGCTCGAAGACCAAATGAAAATCAGAAGATGACAAAATATTCTAAATCAAATTTAGCTTGGATTTATTTGAACAAACCAGAATGTGAAGTTCTCGAAAACAATAAGAGGTTCATGAAAGATTTGAAGAGGTACTATAGAAACCTAAGTGATCTCATCAAAGATATGAAGTAAAAATGTCTCTCACCATCCGTATGTCCGCCGCGAACAAGCCCAACCTTGATAAGGTCATCAAGAGTAACAAGCGTCTCAAGTCTGCGTTCCATTCGAGGAAGGCTAACAGGAATACCCACCGTGTAGCCCTAGACGAACTCGATACATTTGTCGAACTCATCGATGAAGCGATTGATGCTATGAATACCACTTGGGTCGAGATTGAAAATACACAAGAGAAGTTGTACAAGTTGTATGATTTTTGTGGAGAGGTTCCAATGGATGACGAGTGTATCTATTAAAGATTTGAACGGATACTTATGTATAATGGAAAAAGTGCTCGATCATGGGTTTGTTCGTCTCGTTGATCACATGCCTCGACAAGATTTGGATGCGTCCATCGTCCAATCCGCCCGTGTTTCCTACGGCGACGGTACCAAAACCACCCGTGGAGACCGTGGGCTCATCCGATATCTCCTTAGGCACTGGCATACGACCCCTTTTGAGATGGTCGATTTCAAGTTTCACATCAAGATGCCCATCTACATCGCACGACAGCACCTTCGGCACCGCACCGCCAGTGTGAATGAGTTGTCCGCTCGGTACTCCGTAGTTCCTAAAGAATACTACGAACCCGAAACTCTTCGTGGTCAGTCGAAGGTAAATCATCAAGGTTCTGAGGGTGTTGTAGAAATTGGGGGTGAACTTGATAACAAAGTATCCGAACATCTGAGTCATTCATTTGATGTATATGAACAACTTCTCGAAAATGGTTGTTGTCGTGAACAGGCCAGAGGACTTTTACCTCAATCAACTTATACAGAGTTTTACTGGAAAATTAACCTTCACAATCTTCTTCATTACCTCCATCTTCGTATGGATTCACATGCTCAGAAGGAGATCCGAGACTATGCGAATGCCATCTTCGACCTGGTGAAGCCCCTCGTTCCAATCACCATGGAGGCATTCATGGATTTCAGGGTGAATGCGATGCAGCTCACAGGACCAGAAATCGAGGCGATCGCCAATGGTAAAGAGATTGAGTCACCTGGTGAGCGCAGAGAATTTCAGGAAAAGTTGAAACGCTTAAAAATTAATGTTCCCACATAGTAAATGTTCGCCATCGCTAACACATTCACAGTATTCGCCGCTAACAAGAAGAAGAACAATGGATTCAAGAAGTTGGGTAAAAAGGTGCAGAAGCAGCGCCAGGGTGACGTTGACAGGATCAAGGATAAGCTCTCTGATATTGCCAAGGACGAGACTAAGCGTGTGAAGGAGGTATTTGAAGAGCATAAGAAGCTTTTCCAGAAGGCGAAGCCCAAGGGATCTGCGAAGAAGACCTCTATCGATTTTTACGAAAAGTAAACCACAAAGTACAAAAAACAAAAACTAAAGCCAAAGGTGTGTCCCCAAATCTCTCTGCCAATAGAGCGCAAACCACGCTGTATTGGACGACTCGTATTTCCCTTTGTGTTTTGACCATCGAACGTTTCATAGAAGCCCTCGATTTCTCCAGACCTAACACTGTTGTACTTATTTTCCCAATTTTCGATGGAATTTCTGTCGTTTTCATGAGCATTTCATTTACATCGATCGATTCGATGAATTGTTGTTGAATCATTGGTTCCAGATAGGTGAAATAGTTGAAGTCCGGATCCAACTGAATACATATACCTTCAATGATGGTGAAGGATTTGGCTAAATATACAAAACTTGTTGGTACAACAAAAGGTTTTTCAGCAGCGAGTTGAACAGCTAGGTCATCGTTCATTATTCCAGAACCGTCCAGTGTTTCAAGATATCCCAAAATAGTTTCAAAAAATAATTCAATGTCAGACACATCTGATGTCGTAGGAACGATGACACCCAATTTAATTAAAACATCTACAATTCCTGCAGTATCTCTCGTGATGATAAAACCAAATAAACTTTTAAACCCATCCCGCAATTCTTCTGATAATTTTACAAGTAACCCAAAATCATAAAATACAAGTTTACCCCTAGATGAAAACCCTAAATTACCTGGATGTGGATCGGCATGAAAAAGACCGTTATCCATCGTTTGAATGACATATGAATTGATGAGAGCTTCACAGATTTTCTTTTTATTCACTTTAGGGTCTGTGATTTCAGTCAATTTTGTTGATGGTACATATTCCATTACGATCATGTCATCGTTCGAATACTTCTTATACACTCGTGGAACTTTGACCCAATCAACACCTTTCATACTTTTCTTGAACTTTATGGCATTATCAATTTCCTGAAGGTAGTCAGCCTCACCCAAGAGATATTGAATCGATTCGTCAAGAACATATCCAGAACTATTCCCTGTATCAATACCTACACGTTCTAGAAAATGTACGATAGTCCGAATATTATCCGTATCCTCTTTCATGATATCCAGGATTCCTGGTCTTTTTACCTTGACGATAACTTTTTGTCCATTATGAAGAACTGCCATATGTACCTGACCAATACTCGCTGATTTGAATGGTACTGGATCAAATTCCCTGAATATATCCTTGTTTACAACATTATCAAATTCCACGGGAGGGACATTGTCTTGAAGAGATTCCAACTCTTTTGTAAATTCGGGTGGGTAAAGATCCACTCTCGTCGAAGCGATTTGACCTAATTTTACAAAAGTTGGACCAAGTTCGAGAAGTTCATCCCTCGTCCATCGACCAAGTTCAGATTTATTTTGTACAGTTGCGTTTTTCCATAGAAATTTACCAGCAAATTTCCATGTTTTCAGTTTCCGGTTCGAGACTCTCACCGGAACCTGATGTGTTGAAACACATAACATCCTACTTTTTGTAAAGTTTTTTATTCTCTTAACTTACATAAATGGTAAAAGTTTCCAATATATTCAGTCCTGTAACAAGACCAGCTGAATCACTTATACGAACACAGCCTATTTTATTCTCTCTGATTATTCTTTTCCAGGGTCTTTTTTCTGGAAATGCATTTAAAATTCCAGAACGTCTCATGGCATTTTTCGAAAATAAATTGTTTCGATTCGTGTCTCTCATGATTATCGCTTTCACTGCCACTCGCGATATAGAATATGCGTTGATATCTACATTCATATTTTTAAGTATCATGTACATTTTCAAGACACCAGAGGAGCGTAAAAAAACTGGGTTTATATAATATATGTGGTGGGTGTTCCTACTTTTGTATTTTTCATATCTCATATTGGGTCCTCATTGGGAATCGAAACTTATCAAGGGTGAAAAGTTGGCTATTGTCGATAGTAAAGAAGAACTTGGGAGACGTTCAATTTTCATATCATATGTAGCACTTCTATTCATTTCATGGTTTTTATTGAGACCCTCCCGATCTTCTTTTATGAGTGCTCTCATTCTAACTACCGCGGCTACGACTGGATTTCACTTAAAATATGGTCCAGAAACCCCATTTCCCATGCATCTCATATTAACCACATTCCTTCTGTTTAAAGGGAGGATGTACATGTCTCTCCAACTCTGGCTCACGATGATACTTGTTGGATTTTATACGACGATGCACGAAAATTTATATATCCCTTAAAAGTAGAATGAAGATTCATATAGTCGGTGCCGGACCTACGGGTATGTCACTCGCGTGGGAACTTCTCAGGACGGGTGACCATGAAGTCACCGTGTATGATCGAAAAACTTCGGCGGGTGGTTCCTGGTGGGAACCAGATGAAGAAGTTCGTGATTTACACGCACATAGAATTGTTTTCAATCGTGCATTTGTGAACACACAATCTCTTTTCAATGAGATGGGTATCTCTTGGGATACGTTGTTTCAAGCTAAGGACAATGGAGAACATGTCGGTTTTGTTTTACGTTCTCTCAGTCTAAGAGACTATGGAACTTTAATTTCGTTATTCACTCGAGTACTTTCTCAACCTAAAAAGTATAAATCAATATCTTTGAAAGAAGCTGTTGGAACTTT